TACAAAACCAAGTGTTAGAACTCATCAACACCACCGCCAGCCAGCTAATGGAAGACGAATTCGACAACGCCATCCCCGCGTTGCTTATCCCCATTCAAGGGGACGATGGCCAAGAAAAACCCTGCTACAAATTGCGTCCGCCAACCGTCGCCACCACCGACCTAATGGACACCTACAGCAACGAATGGGAACGCACCATCTTCATCAGTTCAAGCTGTTCTGGCTTCTCCCAAGCCGAACTGGAACGCCTCAGCTTGCCGGATTGGAACCAACTGCAAGAGCGCCTCATCGATTTTTTGGAACAACCGGCGGACTACTTTCGCCCAAAGACGTCGAAGTCCTAACCGACGTCATCCCGCTGGTTTACCACGTTCCACCATCTGAAATACTAAACTGGCGCATCGACGAAGCCATGCGCCGCTACCACCTAGCCGCCGCCAAACTGGGTATAAACAAGGGGTAAGCCGTGGCCGAAAAAAAGATCTCCATCGCACTGTCAGCGGTCGACAAATTCAGCAAACCGTTCAACAACGCCATGCAGACCGCTGGCAAACTAGAACAACAAGTCGAGCAAACCAACAGCAGCCTAAAAAAGCTCAGCGACCAACAAAAAACCGTTGCCCGATTCAAAACCCTAACCACCCGCCTAGACGACGCCCGCAAGGCCATGGCACAGGCGACCCAAGAGACAAACCGCCTAAAACAAGCCGAACTCAACGCCAGCAAAGTCGTCAAGCAACACACGCAAGACCTCGCCAACGCCGAAAAAGCCGTACTAGACGCCGCCCAAGCCCACGGCGCACAGTCGCGCCAAGTGGCTGAGGCCAGCCGAAAAGTAAAACAGCTAACCAAAGACAAAAAAGCCGCCGAACTCGCCCACAAAAAAGAAAAAGCCGCCCTCAAAACCTCAGAGCAAGCGACCAAGCAACTTACCAGCGCCTACGGCAAACAAGCCAAAGAACTGGGCGGATTACGCCGAGACATGGGCGAGGCAGGCTTAAAAGTCAGATCCCTCGGCGCGCAAGAACTCAAGCTCGCCCGCCAAACCGACCAAGCAAGCCAAGCCCTAGACCGCCAAAAAGCCAAGCTGCAAAAGATCCAAACCCTAAAAGGCCGCATCGCCGATCGTAACGCCCAAAAAGGCGAACTCGTTGGCCAAGCCGTCGGGCTGATCATCAAAACCGCACCGCTCATCATGGCCGGCAAACGCGCCGTCGAATACGAAAACACCTTTGCCGACGTCAAAAAAGTCGTCAACTTTTCCGACAAAAAGGAAGAGGCCGAATACCGCACCAGCATGATGAAACTCGCTGGCCGCCTTGGCGTACAACAAGACGGCATTGCCGACATCGTCACCGCCGCAGGGCAATCCGGCATCGAAAAAAGCCAACTGCTCCAGTTTGCTGAATCCGCCACCAAAATGAGCGTCGCATGGGACGTATCCGCAGAAGAGGCCGGTTCCACCCTCGCCACATGGCGCGCGGCCATGGGCTTAACCCAAAAGAACGCCCTAGACCTCGCCGACGCCACCAACTACCTAAGCAACAACATGAACGCCAAGGCAAAGGACATTGCCGCCGTCATGGTGCGCCAAGGCTCCACCGCCATGGGCGCAGGCCTTAACTACAACCAAACCGCCGCCTTATCCGCCAGCCTCATTGCCGGTGGCGCCACCCAAGAAGTCGCCGCCACCGCGCTGAAAAACATCACCGGACGACTCACATCAGGCTACGCCGCCACCGCCACCCAGCAAGACGCCATGGGGCGCATCGGCTTCAACGCCGAAGAACTGGCCGACATGATGCAACAAGACGCCCAAGGCACCCTTGTAGAAGTCATGCGCGGCCTAAAAGACGTCAACGCCACAGACCGAGGCGCAGTCATCTCGCAGCTCTTTGGGGAAGAAGTCAAAGGCGCCGTCGCCAAACTCGTCACCACACTGGACGACGATAAAAACGGCCTCGTCGCCGCCTTTGCCAAAGTCGCCAACCAAGCCGATCGCACCAACAGCGTCAACGACGAATACGCCAACCGAGCCGCCACCCGTGGCCACAAACTCGCCATGCTCGGCGCCAAATTCGACCGCATGACCATCGCACTGGGCGACAGACTTTTGCCCGTGCTCGATGCCGTGTTACCGCCGCTCATGTCCGTGGTGGACAGCGTCGCCAACTTTGCCGAAGCCAACCCACAGCTAGCCTCAGGTTTACTTGGCGTGGCTGCCGCCATCGCCGTAGTCAAAGCCGGAGCCATCGCCTTCAAACTTGCCAAACTCACCCTGGGCAACGGGCGCGATCGCTTCAACCTTGGCAAAACCAAACTCACCAGCACCACCGACCAAACCACCCAAAGCGCCAACCGAGCATCACGCTCCCTAGACCGACTCAACCGCAAACTAAACGGACTCGGCGCAGGCGCAGGTTATGGAGTAAGAGGCGGACGAGCAGGAACAAGAGGAAGTGCAGGAAGAGTTGGAACAAGGGGAAAGACCCAAGGAAACAGAGAGCGAAACAGTCGAATTGGCAACCGACTCGCAGGTCTAAGAGGTTATGAAGACCAAATTTCAGACCGCAACAACCCAACCAAACGCGCCAGCGCAGGTGGCCGCTTTGGCAAGTTAGGGAAACTGGGTGCCTTAAAAGGCGCAGGGCGATTCTTTCGGCCACTGGACATGGCCATGCAAGGTGTAAGCCTTGCTTCTGCCATGTCAGGCGGCAGCGGCACCGAGATAGGCGCAACCGCAGGCGACATGGTAGGGGGAATGGGTGGCGCGGCCGCGGGCGGCTTAGCCGGAGCCGCCATAGGTTCCGTCGTGCCCATTATTGGCACCGCCATTGGGGGAATCGTCGGCTCCATCGCAGGCGGCATGGGCGGTGGCGCACTAGGGGAATGGATCGGTAGCAACATAGGCGGCTGGTTTGAAGACGACAAAACCGACCAACCCGCACCAGAAGCCATAGCCCAACAAACCAAACAACTGCAAAGCAACAACAAAAGCATCACCTTCGCGCCAACCATCCACCTAACACCAACAGGCAACCCAGCCTACGACCAACAAGTCAGCGACCAAGTGATAGAACGACTCAAAGCCGAATTTACACAGGGCATGATGGGCAACATGGACGTGGCGACAAGGGCGGATGGGAGTTTGACTGACAAACGAACGAGTTAATGTCTAAGCTGCTTTTACAAAGGTAAAGGGAGCGATAAGCTGACCTACCGTTTTGGTAGGTCAGGTCGGCACTTTCTAAGTTGTATGTACAGTGGTAAGGGGGCCCTGAAACAGGGCGCCCCTAAGTCTCTTGTACCACGGTAAATGGGGGGTCGGTGAAATGCAGACCCCTATAGATACTATTAAGCCGTGTATGCAGCCGTAAGGTATCAAGGGGGGGGAACGAATCGTTCCTCCTTGAAAGCATATGCACAGGGAATGATGGGCAACATGGACTTCGCCACAAGAGCCAATGGGAGCTTGACGGATAAGATGAGTTCATAGTTGTGAGACTTTTTAGGCGTTTATGATGCTGATGAAGTAAAATATTTAGGAGTGGAGTTTGAAAAGAAAAGTCATTTAAAAACTGGGTATAGGGATAGTATGAGTAAAGCAAGCAAATTAAAAAGAGATGTAAAAAAAACAGTTAAAAAGAGAGTTAATAATCAGAAGAAAGCAGAAGTGGCTCAAGAAAAACAAAAGGTTCCAATAATATATTTTGACGAATCGGGAAATACGGGTTCGAATCTCCTTGATAAAGATCAACCTGTGTTTACTTTGGCAAGTTGCAAGTTTTCCGATGAAGAAGCGCAAAGCCTTATTGATCTCTTAGATTCTAAATCCTCTCATGAAGCTCATTTTAAAAGGTTGAGAAAAAGAAAATCTGGACAAGATGGTATTGTTAGACTGATGAGTAGTAGTCTGATAAATAAAAATAATATAGTGGTTAATATTATGCTTAAGGATTTTATGGTAGTCTCAAAAATAGTCGATATTCTCATAGAGCATATGATGTTTTTAGAAGGTGAAGATCTTTATGTTAATGGAAAAAATATAGCACTTTCAAATGTGTTATATTATTGCTTACCACTACATCACGACAAAAATTTAGTTCAGTTAATGTATAATTCTTTTGTCATAATGATACGTGATCAGACAGAAGAAAATATTAGTGCATTTTACTCGAGTGCTGAAGAAGTTAAAAATTCCTCAATAGATGAAAAATATAATAAAAATATTGAGCTTATTTTAAATACTAAGAACTGTATTCACGATGCTCTTAGCGGTATAGATAAACATGCTCTAGATCCTTCAATACCAGCATTGTTCTTACATTGTATTAAGTGGGGTGAAATATATTCTAAAGGTTTCCACATAATTCATGATGACTCTCATAGTATTAATAAACAAAAGGTATTGTTTTCACAGTTTATGGACTTGACACAATCAGAAGTTGAGGTTGGTTATGATCGACGGAAATTTAAACTTCCATTGAAAGGAAGAAGTCTAAAATTTGTGAATTCAGAGTTGAAAGTGCAATTACAAGTCGCCGATATTATTGCAAGTTCTTTTGCGTACTGGGCTGCAGGTGTGGGGGAGGGCGAAAAAGAGGATTATTTGTTTTTAAAGTTAGATGAAATTGGATTG